ACGACTATTAACACTTTAATACAAAAGGTTAATGAAACAGGGCAAGGCATTAATCAAGTTATGGGAATGGTCTCAGACTTTGGTGAAGCCTTAGATACTTTTGAAGTAGAGCGTAAAAACTCAACCTTCAAGCCGCTGTCACAGAACGATTTGTTACGAATTGTACAGCTAAGAAGACAGTATGAGCGACACTGGCAAAGTGTAAATGATTTACTACTTGTAGCAGACCCCAAGCTACTTGATGATTTTAAGGCTGCTAAAGCAGATCAAGAAAAGCGTAGAAAACAACATCTTGCTATGTTAGCTCGTAAAAAGAAAGAAAGAGAAAAACTAATACACCAAGTATTAGTAGGAGGTGTTACTCTTTTTATTGGGGCTATAATTTCTGTGTTGGTTGTGGCTGTAGTAATAAAAACATTTAGTTAAAAAAACGCTTGACAAATACGAAAAAGTATGATATAATGTATAGGTACTTTACGTACAAAGTATTCTTTAACAAAGGTAAAATACAATGACTCAAGAGTTAGAAACTTACTTCAACAATTACTTTGCGATGTTTCGTTCAGAAGGCTGGAAACAGCTAATCTCTGATTTACAAGGTAATGTTGCACAGATCAACTCAGTAGAATTGACTACGGATAATGATAACTTGAACTTTCGCAAAGGTCAGTTAGCTATCCTAGCAACAATCTTTAATCTTGAAACACAGATTGACAACGCTCATGCAGAAGCAGAATCAGGTGAAGACACTGAGGAAGCTCTAGATGAGGCTGTTTGACTTTAGATGTCCTTGTGGACAATTGTTTGAAGATTTAGTAAAGTCTGATGTCACAACTTCTAGGTGCAGTTGTGGCTTAGACGCAAAGCGTGTAATTTCTCCAGTACGCTCTAATTTAGAAGGTATCAGTGGTGACTTCCCTGATGCACATGCTAAGTGGGCTAGAAAGAGAGAATCACACATGGCATACGAAAGAAGGCAATCCTCCTAGAGAACCTTCATAATAAAGTTCTCCACAATACTAAGGTACGGAGTTAATAATGGCTAAGATCATTGAACCTGAGCGTCAACAGGATAACCAAGACGAACAACAACTAGAAATGTTTACTGAGGAGCAACAGGAAACCCCTGAACCACAGGAACCTGAAATTCCCGACAAGTATAAAGGCAAGTCTGCTGAAGAACTTGTACAGATGCACCAAGAAGCTGAAAAGCTATTGGGCCGACAAAGTTCTGAAGTAGGTGAGTTACGTAAGGTTGTTGATACGTATATCCAGACTCAACTCACTCAAGATCAACAAGAAGCACCCCAACAAGACGAAGAAGTAGATTGGTTTACAGACCCTGATAAGGCTGTAGATAGGGCGATTCAAAACCACCCTAAGATTAAGGAAGCTGAAGCACTCACTCAGCAATACAAGCATAGTACTGCTATGTCGGAGCTACAACGTAAGCACCCTGACATGCAGCAGATACTACAAGATGCTAACTTTGCTGAATGGATCAAAGCCTCTAAGGTCAGGACTAGACTGTTTGTAGCAGCAGACCAACAGTACGATCACGAAGCCGCCGATGAGTTATTTAACTTGTGGAAAGAGCGACAGAACATCGTACAACAGACTGCCGCTGTAGAGCAACAAGCTCGTAAGCAATCAGTTAAGACAGCATCTACTGGTAATGCCAGTGGTAGCACTGAGTCAGCCCCTAAGAAGATCTACCGACGCGCAGACATTATTAACCTTATGAAAACAGACCCTGACCGCTACGCTGCCTTACAACCTGAAATTATGAAGGCGTATGCGGAGAAACGGGTCAGATAGTATATCTTAGGAGATATTTATTATGACTGATTCCACATATCCCGCAACTGGCGGGTTCGTTGACAACACTAGCGCAGCTACTTTCATTCCAGAAATTTGGAGTGACGAGATTGTTGCCGCATACCAGAAGAACCTTGTCTTGGCAAACCTTGTCAAGAAGATGTCTATGGCTGGCAAGAAGGGCGACACGATCCATGTGCCTAAGCCTGTCCGTGGTGATGCACACGCTAAAGCAGAGAACACTGCTGTAACGGTACAGAACGCTACTGAAGGCGAAGTGCAAATTTCTATTGACAAGCACTTTGAATACTCACGTCTGATTGAAGACATTACCGACGTACAGGCTCTTAGCTCACTACGTCAGTTCTACACGGAAGACGCTGGCTACGCTTTGGCTAAGCAAGTTGACACTGACCTGCACTCTTTGGCTACTGGCCTTGGTGCTTCCGGTACAACTTCTACGACTTACCTAAACAACGGCGGTACGTTCTTCGTAGATGCTACTAACGGTTTGTCTACTTACACTGCTGACACGGTTGTTCCTGCTGACGTATTCACCGACGCTGGTTTCCGTGGCATCATTCAGAAGCTGGACGATCAAGACGTACCAATGGAAAACCGTTGCTTCGTTATTCCTCCTTCAGTACGCAACACCATCATGGGTATTGATCGTTACGTAAGCTCTGACTTCGTAAACAACGGTCAAGTCACTAATGGTCAGATTGGTCAACTGTACGGCATTGACGTATTTGTTAGCACCAACTGCCCTGTTGTTGAGACTGCTGCTGATAACTCTGCTTCTGCTGTAGACTCTCTGGGTGCGCTGTTGTTCCAGAAGGATGCAATTGTCATGGCTGAGCAACTGGGTGTACGCTCTCAGACTCAGTACAAGCAAGAGTTTCTTGCTAACCTGTTTACTTCAGACACTCTGTATGGCGTTGCTGTACTGCGTCCTGAGTCAGGTGTGACCTTGGTTGTTCCTAAGTAACAACTGTTTAGCTGGGGGCTGCTACGGTGGCCCCTAGTTTTATTTATAAGGAGAGTATCATGTGGCAAGCGTTAATTGGGCCTGTTTCTAACTTAGTCGGTACGTTCCTTAAAAATAAAGCTGCTGAAAAACAAGCAGTACATGAGTCCAAGATGCGCCGTATTGAAGCGGATGCAGACTGGGAGACTCAGCAAGCTGCTGCTTCACAGTCCTCGTGGAAGGACGAGTGGTTCGCCATTATCCTTAGCCTACCTTTAATAGGCGCTTTTATCCCCAGTATAGTGCCCTATGTACAAGAAGGTTTTATTGTTCTTGGCTCTATGCCTGATTACTACAAAGGTTTCCTAGCGGCTGCTATTGCTGCTAGCTTTGGCATCAAGAGCGTATCTGCTTGGGGCAAGAAGTAAGTGGCAGAGTCTTACTTTGACATAGATCTTAGTCAACTGCCCGTTGGCCTTGCTCCTCCACGCCCAAGAATTACTAGCGGCACAAGACCTACAGTTACCTCTGCGCCTTCAGTTAGTCAAATATCTCAAGGCTACGCACGTTTAGGGAGTGCTATAGATAGCTACCAGAATGCTTTGTCATCAGGTGCTGACTACTTTGACATTGATGATGTTGATTTAGTTGACCAGTACTACGATGATATTTTTAGAGATACGTTACGTACTGAGTCTGGCATTCTTTCTGACTTTGATATTATAGGCGGGGAAGCAGGTATAGCTGGTGGGCCTCCACCTTCCGATACAATACGTGTTGATAGAAACACATATTTTTCTCAAGTAGATGCTCCTGATTACCTAAGAAACTTTAGAGCACCTGCGACACAGGAATCTGCTGTTTCTGCTTACTCAAGCATTGCTAATTTACAAAATACATCTGATATTGCTTCTGCCCTTAGTAATTACTATGGGTATGAAATAACACCTGCTGAACAAAACTTAGGCAGGTTTGGAGGCAATCTTCAATCACACACAGGCACATCTAAAGCTCGCTTAGCGGAGTTTCATTCTCTTGTCGAGCCTATACTGTCTGAGCAACTACCCTATCTACAGACAGTAGAAGGACTAAGCTACGAAGATGCTCTAATAGAGTCTTACAAGCGTGACCCTATGCTACAGTCTTTGTATGCTAAGTACGATGTAAGCCCTATAAGACAAACTAAAGATGGATCTACATATCTTTATGATCCGTTTACTTTTGGTGAGATTAGAACACTAGAAGTAAAAGATCCTACTGTTATAGATTCTCTTGTTCAAATAGCGCCTTCTTTAATACTAGCGGCTGCATTAGGGCCGTTGGCAGGCACAGCAGCAGGTACAGTAACAACAGCAGGTACAACTGCTAACGCTGCTTTAACTGCCGCGCTTACTAGCGCAGCAACAGCAGGACTACAAGGTGCTGATCTTGAGGATGCTTTAAAGGCAGCATTAGTTAGTGGTGGTTTAAGCTACGCTGGCGATGCTCTTTCAGGATTACGCGAAGGAGGACAAGCAGGCGCTATAGACCCTAGTGCTCCAAAGTTAACTTTTGACCCTAGAGACCCTACTGTCCCTAATAATATCATAGACATAGCAGGTGATCCTTCAGCTTTTGAAGGTATTGACATTGGGGCTTTTACTCCTGAA